ATGAGATATATGGAAGGTGAGAAACCGAAGAGAAGTGCCTTTCACCGCTGGGTAGTGAAATGCTTTCTTGGGCATGATGACCCTGCCGGTGATCTGGCTTATGACATGGCAAGGGATGACTTCTTCCCGGAAGATGATAACTATGATGCCGTTTACGACTATCTGGTGTATCAGCGTGAGGCATCGCAGGAATGCATTGATGTGTTCAAAGCGGTGTGGAAAATGTACGAGGAGAGAGCCTATGCGTGAGAGGGACATCGAGTTGAAACTTCGTGATGCAGTCAAGGCGGTCGGAGGTCTCTGTTGGAAGTTCACTTCTCCCGGCACATCCGGTGTTCCCGACCGAATTGTCTTGATGCCGAAAGGGAGGATCGCCTTTGTTGAGACAAAAGCTCCCGGAGATGTTCCGAGAAAAATTCAGCTAAAAAGGCATAAACAGCTTAGAGCATTGGGCTTTCAGGTTTATGTGCTGGATGATAAAAAAGATATTGCAGAGTTAGTTCATAAGATTGGAAGTGATGACCCGTGAAAAAATTCATACCTCATGAGTACCAAAGGTATGCAGCCGAATATATCATAACACATCCCGTAACGGCTCTGCTCCTCGATATGGGCTTAGGCAAAACGGTCACAACACTTACCGCCGTGAACGAGTTGATATATGACTACTTCGAGATCAGCAAGGTACTCGTGATCGCACCTCTGCGAGTGGCACGGGATACATGGCCTGCCGAAATCCAGAAATGGGAGCACCTTCAGAATCTGACCTACAGCGTAGCGGTGGGAACTGAGGCAGAGCGACTGAGGTCACTAAAAACTCAAGCCGACATCTACATCATCAACCGAGAGAATGTGCAGTGGCTCATCGAAGAAAACGGCGTGGTTTTCAACTACGATATGTTAATAATTGACGAGCTTTCGAGTTTCAAGAATCATGACACCAAGCGATTCAAGTCTCTCATGAAAATGCGTCCGAAAGTAAAGCGAGTGGTAGGTCTGACGGGTACACCCTCCAGCAACGGTCTGATGGACTTATGGGCAGAGTTCCGATTGCTCGACATGGGACAGCGGCTTGGAAGATTCATCGGCAAATATCGTACAGATTACTTCCTGCCCGACCGTCGAAATGGAAATATCGTGTATTCATACAGACCTCTGCCCGATGCAGAGCAGCAGATCTATGACAAAATATCCGACATCACGATAAGCATGAAATCCACCGACCACCTGAATATGCCTGAACTTATAATCTCCGAATATACCGTGAAGCTGTCCGAGGAAGAAAGACAGCATTACGAAGAATTGAAGGAGGAGTTGGTATTGGAGCTTCCCGACGGTGATGTAACCGCAAGCAATGCCGGAAGTCTATCCAATAAACTAAGCCAGATGGCAAATGGTGCGATATATTCCGATGACCGAGATATTCTTCCGATACACGACCGAAAACTTGACGCTCTTGAGGACATCATCGAAGCCGCCAATGGAAAGCCCGTCCTCGTGGCATACTGGTTCAAGCATGACCTTGCGAGAATTCAGGAAAGGCTCAATAAGCTGCATATTCCGTTCGCAACAATGGATAAGGCTGACAGTATATCCCGTTGGCAGCGAGGTGAGCTTCCTGTCGGTCTGATACATCCGGCAAGTGCCGGTCACGGTCTGAATCTTCAGTCAGGCGGTTCTACGCTGATATGGTTTGGACTGACATGGTCGCTCGAACTGTATCAGCAGACCAACGCTCGTCTGTGGAGACAGGGACAGCAATCCAAGACAGTCATTATACAGCACATCATCACAACCGGCACGATCGACAGAAAAATCATGTCGGCATTGCAGAAAAAGGAAGAAACCCAAAACGCACTGATCGATGCGGTCAAGGCAGAACTTGGAGGTAAGAAATGATACAGGTTGAAGAAAGAAAATCTACAGCATACGATCCCTACAAGGCTCTTGGTCTTGCCATCATCGAAGCGGCAGCGACCGTCTACAAGGATGCACTCGTAAAACATGATGATGTAGCAATTGCGGAGAACGAGAAGTTCTTTCGCTCCGAGTGGGCGCAGAGTCTCAGCGATATTGATACGGTCGTACTTATGGCGAGAATCCGCAGAATGGTTAAGGAGGCAGCATGATGAACGCAAAGGAATATCTGAATCAGGCATGGGAGCTTAATCAAATGATTAACGACAAGATGGAAAAGGCTGAAAGACTCCGTCAGGATTTGTATGGCAGAGGTGTCAGCTATGAAAACAATGGCGGATCTTCTCCTAATGGTGGCTCCGATGCAATCAGCAAAGCTATCTGCAAGGTTATCGCTTTTGAACAGGAAGCCGATGCTTTGATTGATAAAATGATCGCTATTAAGATTGACATTGAACATGCTATCGGAAAGCTGGACGACCGTCGCTACAGAAAACTGTTAGAACGCAGATATTTGTTCTTTGAATCCTTCGAGGTGATTGCCGGCAAGATGGGATACAGCAAAAAACATATCTATCGGCTTCATGATAAGGCTGTATCGGCGTTGGATGAAAAGTTGCGACAGGATGCGACTGAATGCGACTAATTGCGACTGAATGTCCCTTGAATGCGACAAAATAATGTGATATACTGTATAATGGAAATTTAAGATACAAGTGAAGCCGTCAGTGCCGAAAAGCATCGTGCGGCTTTTCTTATGCCATGAAATGGAGGTAAACACAATGCTTGCAAAGAGTGTCATGCGTAACGCAACAGGGCTTCGTTCCCGTATCAGTGAACAGGTCGTTATCTACAACGAGTGGAAGAAGCTCGCCGAGGAGTTTAATGACGAAGAGGTACAGGGAATCCTCACCGATGCCCGTTGGAAGCTTATCGAGTCCATTCGTATGAAGCGTAACATCGAACAGATCATCATGGCGAATCCCAATGCTGATGAGCGTGAGGTGCTCCGCCTCCGCTACTTCTACGGTGCAACATGGGCGGCAATCGCCGATGAGCTGGGCGACACCACCGAATGGGTGAAGAAGCTCCACAAGAAAGCCCTCAAGCGCATCAAGGTGGAAAAGGGCTGTGACTGCGGCGGTGAGTTCGACTGTGAGGAGTGTCCCTATGCCGAGGAAGGCACTGAAACCATGTAAGCATCCCGGCTGTCCCAACTTGACAGACGGTTTGTATTGTGCAGAGCATCAGCCCCTGCATCCCGACCGACCATCTGCCGCCAAGCGTGGCTACGGCAGCAAGTGGCAGCGTGTCAGCAAGGCATACCTCCGCCGGCATCCTTTGTGTGTGCGGTGCAAAGCACAGGGACGGTTCACGGCAGCGACCGTGGTCGACCATATCATTCCTCACCGTGGTGATCCGCATCTGATGTGGGATGAAAGCAACTGGCAGGCTCTTTGCAAGTCCTGCCATGACCGCAAGACATGGACGGAAGACCAAAATCCCGTCTATCGGTATTGATTGTGTCTGAAATGCTGCCGGTGGGGGGATAAAAATCTCTAATTGTGAATTTTTTACAGACCGGCGTTCCCTCTCACACACAAAAACCAAGGTTCAAACGGGGGATTAACCCCGAAAATATGCAAACAAGCCGAAACCTACGCAGTTTCGGCTATTTTTCTCTCAAAAAGGAAGGTGAAATCAGATGGCAAAGGACGGCACAAGAAGAGGCGGCAGACGAGTTCGTGCAGGCGATAAGCCGAAAGCCCTCTCCGACAAAATCGCAGAGGGCAAGGATGCAGATATTATAGAATTTCATGCTCCGGAATTGGACGCAGCTGATCTGGACGATGCCGCTGATTTGACCGGTGCGGATATGCCAAGCCCCAGTGCATACTTGTCTGCCCAGCAGAAGAACGGAAAACCGCTGGGAGCAGACATTGTGTACAAAGAAACATGGCTCTGGCTGAAACAGCGTGGCTGTGAAAAGCACGTCAACAAACGGCTGCTAGAAAGTTACTCGCAGGCATTCGCCCGATTTGTACAGTGTGAAGAAGCCCTCAGTACCTATGGACTGCTGGGAAAGCACCCGACCACGGGCGGTGTTATTGCTTCCCCGTTTGTGCAGATGAGCCAGACATTTCAGAAACAGGCAAATTTGCTCTGGTATGAGATTTTCGATATTGTGAAACAGAACTGTACGACCAAATTTGACGGCACACCGCAGGATGATTTGATGGAACAGCTTCTGAGCAGCAGAAAGTGAGAAATACATGAAAGCAGATACCCAGTTCTGGCGAGATTTGAAAGCCAATCGCCAGAAGATGACCAAACAGCAATACCGCACGCTCAAGGGACAGGCGGTCAGCGGAAAAGTGCTGGACGCCAGAAAAGGTTTACAGAAAGTTTTGAAGCGGAGGAATGGAGCATGACCACAACCACAGAATTTCAGCTTGTTGACATCAACAAGTTAGTACCCTATGCCAATAACGCCAGAACGCACAACAAGGAACAGATCCTGAAACTTCGCTCTTCCCTTCGTGAGTTTGGATTTGTCAATCCGGTCATTATCGACAAGGAATATAACGTTCTCGCTGGACATGGACGCATCATGGCGGCAAAGGAAGAAGGCATTACAGAAGTGCCATGTGTGTATGCCGACCATCTGACCGAAGCACAGAAGAAAGCGTACATTCTTGCTGACAACCGGATGGCATTGGATGCAGGCTGGGACGAAGAACTGCTGTCCGTTGAAATGCAGGAGTTGCAGGAACTCGGCTTCGACCTTTCCATGACCGGATTTGATGAAAAGGAACTGACAGACCTATTGGGTGTAGATGCAGATGGCGTGGCAAAAGAGGATGACTTTGACCTGTCCGCGC